CTAGATAACCAAGCACTAAGTTAATTAATGCTTCGCTGTTTTGTTCTGGTGGTTGCAATGTTACTAAAAATATGTACCCCATAAAACCACCTACAATAACTACGCCCATAATTCTAGCAGTCCAGTCTTTACTAAACTTGCCCCTAGCATCTTGCGTGTCTGCTACTTCTAACTTAAATACATCTACTTCAAGTTCTTTCATTTGTAACTCAAAACTTTGTTCAGCTTTTTTAAGCTCTAGCATTTGTTCTGGAGTGGCTGCTTGAATGGCCCTATTAATAGATTTAGGATCTGATTGGCAACCAAGTACGCCAGCTATAACTGAAGCCGCTTGCCCGCCTAATGGTCCTCCTAAAGCAGAGCCAAGGGTAGGGGCTAAAGCACCTACAACGTTTTTAATTAAATTAAATTTCATATTATTATCCTGCTAATGGGTTTCCAGTTTCTAGTTTATTAATTGTTTTTTCAAGGCTTTTTAAGTCCGCTTTAATTGTAGCTATATTAGTTTTAATTTCAGTAACATCTGGAACTTCTACGTTGTCTATTTCTTTTTCTAAAAATTGAACAGATGTTTCTATGGATGCAAAACGTTCCTCAATAACCTTTTGAGCTGATTCAGTATCACTTATGCCGCCTATTTGTGCTTCTAAGTTTTCTAAACGATTAACATATTCAGCTCCCTGATAGCCAAACCCAGCTAAAGTTCCAACAATACCTACAAGAGCTATTATTTGAGTTGTTTTATTTTCAAACCAATTCATTTAAACCTCCTAAAGAGTTGGTTGCATTTTTTTCAATTCAGTTAAAGTTTTTATGCTTTGTCCTGCAAGACCGTAAAAAGCCGCAGTATTATCTGAAAGGTTGTTATTAGTATAAATGTTTTTTGGCTTATACCAAAATTCTTTTTGAGGTATATAAACAGCTTTGTAGTTATTAAAACCAGGCAAAAAACCCATAACCGCTATAATAGCGTTTTCTGAGCCATACTCTCCAGTCTCTTCTTGCTGAGCCGCAACTTGTTTTTGAGCTGTCTGTAAGTTTTGAGCAACAATTTTTTTAACGGTAGTGTTTGATTCAGAATTAACAGATGCAATAGATGTATCCATCTGATCTTGAGTTGTTTCTGTTATTGCGCTAGCAATTGTTATTTCTGCTGTTGTTTCTATTTCTACGGTTGTTGAGCTGAAAGAAGTGTCTGATACAGACATACTGCTCATATCTAAAACTTGATTTGTTTGAGCTGTAGCAGATGCAAATTGATCTGATATGCTTGGCGAGCTGCTAGTGCTAAAACCAGAGTTAGATGAAGAGCTTACGGCATTTCCAGAAGCTATGCTGTTGCCTGTAGCGTGAACTGAGTTGCCAGAGTTAGTACCGCTAACACTTTGATTGGCTGTGTTTACAGCAGAAGATATAACGCTAAGAGCCAGCTTCCTAGTAAGTAAGCTTTTACCTGTAGTTT